TCATTCTGAGAACAGGGGTTCGATTCCCCTACGGGCTACAGCACCTTTAAAGCCGCCTTCGGGCGGTTTCTTATTTTCAATGATCAGCGGCAAACCCGCTTCCAGCGGACCTTTCAGCATAAAGATAGGCAGCAAAAAAGGGGTTCGGTAACTCCCCCCAAAGTATGACAAATTCCAACCGAACCCTTGGCGAAGGAAGTTTTGTTTCCCTGCCAAATCAAAGCTTTCATACACTGTATAAAGAGATGCCGATTTCTGAAGATAGTAGTCTAGTTTCGACAAAAACTCTGCGGCATTGGTGTTAAGCAAACGGCGGCGTTCGGCGAGTACCGAAATCTCTTCGCGCTTTTCAGCCAATACATTTTTGTATGCTTCCTGCGATACATCTGGATTAAGTAAATAGCGTTCTTCCAGTTTTAATAATGATCGTTCCGCCTTCTGCAATTGCAAATCAACTTGCATCAATTCCCTGGTTTGTGTACTGACGCGTTTATTGAGTTCTGAAGAAATCCGCGTCTTGAGCTTGTCGTATGCCGGTCCGGTAATACTGATTGATTCTAATATCTGTTTGAGTTGATCGTGCAATTTTTTTGCTGAGAAGTTCCACTTACGATCATTGTTACAGAAGTAGTACCAATACCATTTACCGTGCCTGCCTTTTGATGGTGCCGCGGTCATTGGTCGACCACAGATGTAGCACTTAAGCACGCCGCGTAATGGTACTTCTTCCCTGATCTCGTGTGTACGCTTGCTCTCCGCCAGACGTTGCTGTATTTCCCAATATTGTTGTTCTGTGATGATAGCCTTATGTACTCCTTGCACCAATTTAGCCGGCATATCTTTGTACGCCGGAACTTGGACGAGCCCAGCATACAAGGGATTAACCAGCATCTTTTGGATAACAGAATTACCCTGCCCCTTGTAACCTTTTTCCCTGGCTATTTTTCTTATTTGCTCGATAGGTGTGCCAGATAAGAACGAATAAAATACTGCCTTTACCGCCTCGACCCGTTCCTCGTCGATTACCATCTCCGTAATCTTCCCCTCTGCTTTTACCACCTTATACCCGAACGGAGGTCTGCCGGTATAACGGCCTTGACTTGCCCGGTACCGGTACCCGTTTTTTATCCGGTCAACTATCCTGTTACGCTCTTCGTTTGCTGCGAATGCTTGCATAAAACGCATGAGCTGAAACATACTATCCTCAGTATTGGTCGACGGGTGTTCTGTCACCTGCAGCACTTTTACGCCCAGCTTGTCCCGGAAGTATCGATCCTTGACCATGGCATCAACCGGGTCTGCGCGAGAGAATCGGTCAAAATGGGGTATGATAAGCAGTGATACTTTTTTGTTAGCACGGCAAAATTTTTCCAGTTCTTTGAATCCCGGGCGGTCAAAGGTCCATCCGCTTTTGCCGTCGTCGGTGAATATCTGTTCTAATTGGATTCCGTGATGATCGCAATATTCTTGTATCCGTCTCTTTTGGGAGGGAATCGAAGACGATGCCTCTTTTTTATCGGACAGTCTGGCGTAACCTACAGCGTGCAACATGGCATAAATTTAAAGGAAAATGCCCTTCTTCTGAAGGGCATTTAATTAGTCTTCCAAGAATGAGAGCTTTTCGACATCTACCCACTCGGTAACAGCCACACTGATATCGTCATTTAAATACACCTCGATAATCAGCTTTGCCTTTTCCGCCTGGATGTCTATGATCCGGCCTTCTTTTACTGAAGCGAATTTAACGTCATCGCCGACTTTCAATTTTTGTTTTTCCATGATTGTTTGTTTTCATCAAAGAGACGAATAATCAAGGACGGATAAAACCTGTAACGGGAGGGGATTTTTCCCCTAAATAAAACCCCCGACGTAGAAACGTTAGGGGAAAACTCACGAATCATAATTATGTATTAATACCACCTGCTGATTACATAGGTGGCGCGGAAACTTCGCTTTCGCCGATACACTCCATTACCTGACCGGCTACCTGCTTCGTTGGTGTTACCCTCCACTGACTCGTAAATGCTGCCATTGATCTTTCGGTCAAAGAACCCGGTATGAGCGATCCTTCCGAGGTTCGGAAACCAAAGGCAAAACACGTCACCCGGCCGCGGCTCCTGGATAAACCGGCCGTTTTTCCATACTGGGTTTTTCGCATTATAGGCAGTCGGACTCCAGGCGGTGATCGGCGTGTGGATGCCAACCTGATCGAAGCACCACTTAACGAACGCAGCGCACCACGCATTTCCTTTTCCCAACCCAACTGACCGCAGGTACATTTCAACCGCGGGCCCGTCATTTCGGCCCGTAGCCTCTCTTACGCCTATTTGTGAGATGTAGACTTGCTGCAGGCGGGAGGCAGGATCTTTTACGGTTTGAGCCGGCGCAGTGCTGAAGGATAGCAGGGCGGTAACGAGTACAGACAGTCGCTTTATTTGCTTCATACCAATTTCAGATAAATAGTGATGGTAGCGGCGATAAAGAACGCCAAGGAGCCAAGCGATACAAAGAACCGTTGCAATGGCGTTAAGTCCTTCCAGTCGGCTTTCGATTGGTTGAACACATCCCCGTCTTTTTTGCGGCCGTACAGGTATCTGTGAAAACCGCGGAGGGTAAAATAAAGACCGAGCACAGCAACATTCGTCGCACCGATGACTATCACAGCAGACAGAAACAACGGTTGCACGAAGGCGGGATCGTACGTTCCGGTTCCGTAGCCAAAGAACCAGGACAACACCAGGCCGACGAAGTAGAAGCCAAAGAATGCCAGCGGAACGCTCCACAGCCCATCATAGTGCTGAATTAAAAATTTGAGACGGGAAATAAAATTTTTCATGCTATTGTTTTAAGTAGGTATATTTATTAAGCATCACAGGAGATGACAAGCCTATTGGCGATGGCCACCGTTAGTTCGGTGGCTTTTTTTATCCCTGCGGAATAATCCAACGATTCGCCAAAGAACATTCCCACCTGTCCGGTAGTCAATGTATAAGGCGATTGCCAACACAAGCAGCGACACGGCGGCAATTACGCCCCAGCTTACCGATCGTTTCACCTGCTTCGTCTTTTCTTCTACGGTTACCTTTGCCTTTTCCGTATGCTTATCCTGTACTTTCACGACGTGGCTTTCCCTGACCCTTGCGCTGTCACCCGCTGCGGCCGTCTGCTTCCGCGTGGTCTTTACCGTCTTGATCGATCCTGTAGCCTCGATGGTACCGTCCGGGCGGATCACAACAACATTGCCAACGGCTGGCTTCTTTACGGAATCGGGCTGAAATTCTATCTCACTTATTGTGGAATCTGTCGCCGTCCGGTACGTGGCGCCAGCACTATCCTTCGTTCCAGCCGTCGATACGGTACGCTCGGTCGACTGCTCCGTTTTAGTCTCCTGCCGGGTTGTCTTTTTGTTTTTACGGGGTGTCCCGCAACTCACCAATAGCGAAAGCACGGGCAACCAAATAATGTATTTTGTCATTTCAGTATAATTTTTTGCAGGATCTCCAGTAAGCCCCAGCTCGCCGGAAAGCTCATACCGATAGCAACCCAAAACAGTTTTTTCTGTAACATAGATTGCTTTTCAAATTTGGTTTCCAGATCGCGGACGCGCGCCAAAAGGCCGTTGTCCTTTTCATGCTCAGGCCCGAGAACGATATTGTGAATATCATTCACCATTATTTTTATCTCGTCTATCTTTTGCTCCAAAGTCATAACGTGGGGTTTATGCGTAGACGCGAATCTCCACGGGGTGTTGGTATATCCCGTCGTCATTCCAGTCTGCCGACTCTTGGTTCCATAATTGCAACGCGATCGTATCGGCGCTGATTGGACCGGCCTTAATCCTGATGTTGTTGTCTTCCTCGATACCCAAGAGGGCGGGACTGCAAAATCCGGGAGTGATAACCGTCACCTTCCCAGTCGGAAAAGCCCCGGCCAATGTGGCGGCATACCGTCCAATGTCTACTCGTGTCCATACGACCGATCCAATATAGTTTTCCAATACCGTGACCGTTGGATTGGATGGCGTGCCACCTGGTGCATTATATGTGAGAAGGCCAGACCAAGATTTATAATTCCGACCAACCGGCAGCCAGCCGAGTGTGGCGTGTTTGTATTCATGCACACCGTTTGTTGTGTTGAAGATTTCCAAACCAGTCGCCGGGGAAACAATAGCATTTCGCTGAGTAGTAGTAAGTCGGGGGACCAGCAGGCCAGAGTCAGAGCTTACTATATCAAGTGCCGCCTGCGGCGTTTCTGTCATAATGCCCACCTTCCCATCTTCTGCGAGGACTGCCTGCTTTGATTGGAATCCTAGACGCAATGGGCGATACCCTCCATTAGTTCGGTCGTAAACATATATTTCCCCAGCATTGCTGCTAAGGCTATAACGCATCTCCATTCCCACCCCAGTAGTCGGGAATTGAACGGATGGATCACCTGGACAGATGCGGTGCGCCCCGGCAGAATCAACGGCCACTTCCGGCTCCATGTTAACGCCCATACTCTTATCACGGATCCGTACTGCGCGTGCACCGTTTATCTCCAAATTGATACCGCTGTCGTACAGTTCCACTACAGAACTATCAACAACTAAAAAAAGATTATCTGAGTGTGTGAGCAACATTTCAGAGCCCGCGTCCTCGATCTTTCCAGAGGTAGTTAAAATCAGCGGATATTTGGAACGCTTCCATAACCAGCCTTCATTTGCGGAAGCAAATGTTTCAATGTCGTCGGGTTCATCGTCTGACTCAAACGGCGTGAAAAGAGCAGAACCATCAATAGTGACCACGCCGTTTGAGTCAAGGTGGGACGTATTCTCCAGCCGATCTGTACCCGTTATAAAGACAATGCCGCGAGATTTCAGCTCATTAATAACTGCCTGCCGTTGGTCAGCATCGATAGTTGTTGTTATTGAGTTGGCCGCTGTCTGGTTTCTGATACTAGCATTCACCTGGTCGGTGAGTTGTTGAATTGTGCTCATAATTTATGCGTATTGATCGCTGTATTGATCTGCGTATATGCCTTCGTTTGTTACCGGGGTAGTAGGCACATGACAGAAGTTATTGTCAAAAGGAACCGTGATTGTTAGTTGTACCATCACCCCGCCCAAGAAATCTTCCTGCGTTTCAAATAACGGAGTCATTACACCCCCTGCTATTTTCCAGTCATTATACTGCTGACTGTTGAGCATTGCCAAAAGTTCGGCAAGTGTAGTGCGGCAATCGCTGACGACTTCATACTGGTTGGCCATGGATTTGGATGCGAGTTTTACCGCGTCCAGGAGATATGCCTGAAATCCATAAGAATCTACCCTGCCAGAAGGATCTATCGATCCACCCTGATCAACTATTAGGAACGCCGGGTACTTTATTTGCTGATCAGTTAAAAAGTAGTTAGCGTCTGCTACCCGGTGAAAGCTTGTTACCAGTCTGTGACTGAGCGCTATTTCCTCTATCCGTTTTACGATCTGGTTCAGCGTCATTTGTCTTTTGTTTGTCGAGGTAGATCTTCAGCTTTTCCTCGTTCTTGGATGTATTCCCTTTTGGCATTTATCGGTATTTTCTACAGTTGCAGTATCTCCCACAATTATGGCAGTCGTCGTCATCGAGATGGATGGGCACGGTAAAACTTGTATCATCCGGCACCAATGTGTCGATCCCGTCTCCGGGAGAGTTATACTCCGGGAAATAAGAGGTTGCGTTTTGTTGAACGTATTTTATAACGCGGTCCAGGTAAAACTCTGCGCGGTCCTGGTACAGCTTAGATAGCTGAGACAGCTCAGAAAACGTAGGGACTTGTGAGTTCTGCGGCGCTTTCCTGACGACCCCTATATTCCATATCTGATAGGATATTGTTGTCGGAACGGATAGCAGCGTATAATAACAGAGCGAATCAGTTATATAGGACTCGACCAATTCCTGGTATTTTCCGGTCAATGAATCCGAAGCGACAAGGTCCAGCAGTTTATCATATAAAGCTGATCCAAGAGCCGGAAGGATGTACATGTCTTGAGCCGCTTTAATGTGTGGGCGTATCAATGCGGGGTCAATGTTTCCATGAACCCCGGTTACTTTGGCAAATGTTTCAGTAGATATAAGGAGTATGTTCCTGCTCATTGGGTACTTTTTAACACGTTAATCTTCCACCTGTGTCGACAGTACGGCCGATGCGTTCCGTCTTCCAACGTAATCCATCCCCCGCGCCGATCCCAAACGGAGTATCCCAAACGCTGTGAAATCAACTCAATGTCGGCGCGGCTGTAAAATTTATTTAGTTCCATCATCTTGGCGCAAAACGGCCTATTGCGGTTATCCTTAGGCCCGTCGTAGCTATACCGAACAACGTACCCGGAAGATGTCCTTTTTTTATCAGGCGCTTCCACGTCGGTAATCAACTCCCTTTCTATCTGAACATCGGCGCCGACGTTAACATCCTTCACGCTGATAACTTTATTCTCCTGCAGATCGCGAAGGATTGAATTGATTTCTTCCACCGGTTTCTTAAGAACAGAAGCGATGACATCAGGGGTAGCCCTTTTGTCTTTCTTGATGATATTTATAACGTCTTGTTGCGGTGCGGACAATTCTGATACGGCAAACGTCTGTCCGAGTACGGCCGTTTCTTGGTCGAATATATCTCGCTCTTGGACTGGCTGCAGAAACTCCGAATAAACAATAGTATGCCCGTTTAAATCTTCTCCGAATTCGGAAAAGACGCGCAACGCTTCGTCATCATCTTCTTCAGAAAAAGCAGCAGGCGTAGCAGTTGTAGGCCTTTCCGTGTCGTCGGTTGCCAATAAAACAACTATATCCTCATCGGATATGCCATAGCTCCGAAGCATAATCTCTGCCACAGACCTGTTTATTTTGCCGGATGAAAACTGCCTGAGAACCCGGAGGAAACCTTGGTATTGTCTTCCGGTCAGGTTACGAAGTATGTCATTGGTACGCGGACTATCGGCATCAGCCTCAGCGGGAACAACGCCGTCGGCAGACAGTGCCGGGGAAGGCGCGCCGGTGGACGGAAGCGATACCAATGATCTAACCTCATCCGGTGTAAGGTTCTCGATTACTTTCGTCGCCAGCGCCTCCGGAAGGGCTGATAAGGTATCAAGTATTTGCTGCGCTGCAGGCGCGATTGATTCCCCGGTTTGCGGCAGACCCAAGCGCTCGCGGATCTCGTCGGGCTTCATCACTTTTTCAATGAGTGCATCCGGGATGATTATACCAACAGGGTCGAGTTGCTTCAGATAATAATCGTTCCCAGCGCCCGCAAGGGCCGCAAACCTATTTACAATCGCCTCAATAGCCTGTTGTTTTGGTGATGCGTAAGTATTAATGAATATCTCATACGCGGCGCGTAGCTCTGTATTTCCTCCCAATTGCCCCTCCGTCTTAATACCGAAGAGCATGGGTGAGACAATCTGATGACCGGACAGTATGTTTTGCTGCACATTCTTTTCCAACACATCAAACAGCTTGTCCTGTTCGGTACTGGAAAGGTCTTCTACATTCACCGGGGTTGTTCCGGGGTTACTATACGAGATGATCATCTTGCCGGCGGATTCGGCGCCTGCAAATTTCTTTTTAAACTTCTTCTCGATTTCCTCTTTTTTTGTAGGATCAGGCTCTCCAGTAAAGAATTGGATCAGCTTGCTGGCATGCATGCCGTTGCGGATGGAAGACAAATGAAATTTGCTGATCTCAATATCCGTTTCAATGGAGTTGTTGCAACTGATATAACCGGGCAGCGGGTAAGAATCTGCACCAGGACGCACCTCGTCGTAGGCAAATACTTGACGCCCGTTGCGATCAGCCGCGTTAAAGTTGGGGATGAACGTTGGTTTATTTTCGCCGGTTAATGTTTTGTTCCAGTCGTTGCAAAAATAGTAGCCGTCTCTTTTTTTTGAGACCCGGAACTTATCAAAATCGTAGTGGAAGAGTTCGAACTTTTTCCGATCCCATGACCAAATTACCACCCACCGGAAGCCGCCATGTATCTCGGTGTCGACGATGGACTTTCGGATGATCTCGTCCATTGTTTCACCGTTGCGATTGATAGGCTTTGCCAGCGTCTTTTTCTTCGTTGCAGGGTCTGTGTGTTCTGCCCAGCTACCAGGCACCGGCGTATGTTTTTGCAGGCCTGATCCATGGATGTACTTCGCCTTACGTTCCACTATCGACCCGTGCTTTGATGATTTTGTAAACAGGTAAGTGAGATACTGGGGATACTTATTGTCATCGCCAAACAACACCCAATCCCGGCCCCGAACTTCCCGAACTTCCGGGATTTTGGAATCCGCGAACTGCAGAAATGTAATAGAAGGGGCAGTTGCTTCGGTGCTCATTGATTATGCATTTTGAATATCAAGTCTGTACTGTGTTCTGTGAACGTTTCGCTTTCAGGAGCCCATAAAGACATATTACCGTTCTCGATCAATGCCCCGGCCAAGGCAACATTGGTATTGCTTTCGCTCTCCTGTTGGTATACTTCGTAGCTCCATTTCTGTGCATTCCTGCCTTCAAAAATCTCATCTACATCTATCAGGAATTCGTTATACCTATCCTTATAGGTGGATACGTCCGTGTCTGGAGAAAATACAACTGCTACAGGAGCGCCCTCCGAAAGGGGGGTGAATACAAAAAGAAAGTAAGGATTTTCCAGGGTAACCATTTCGGTCAGCGTCACCAACATGGACTGTTCGCCCTGCCCCTTATATAAGTTGATCATCGCCAGCGTTTCAAATTTATATTATTTTCAGTAACTATTGAAATTTTTATAATTGCAATTTATAAAAAAATCCCCGACTAAGGTAGGCCGGGGATTAAACTTTTTAGAGCATGGGCTAAGACCCGGGTGTCTCAAGTGCCGCAATAACTGAGGCCGCGACTTCCGGAGCGAATTCCTTTTCGTTACCGGTAAACGGTAAGGTGTACCCGTTTCGGTCCGCCCAGGCTGTGCCAGTGTCAGATACAGGGGCAAGCAGGGTGAGACCGAACTCTTTGCCAAACAGGAAAGCTTTGCCGGTATTTTCAACAACCACAATTACAACGTTGGTTTGCGCGAGCAACTGCACTTCATTGCGAACAGACGCCTGGCGTTTATTCAGAATGATCTGCACGTTTTGGGTTACGTAAAATGTTCCGTTCTGTTCTGAACCTGCACCGGTTTCAGTAGCATTGGCGGTTTCGCGCGGCAACTGGTATTTGAAAAACTTCTTACCAGCTTTTTTTGTAATGCCGGTTACTACGCCGCTCACAACAGAAATTGAATCGATGCCGCCAATCTCGACAATATATACTTCTTTTGTACCTCCCGCTCCATCGCGGCAGTCCGGTGTGTATCCTTGGGTTAATGCACAGGGCATAGCTTATAGTTTAAGCCCCGCTTCCGCAGGGCTTGTGTTATTCAGATAGGTTAGGGAACAAGTTTGAAGGAAACGATTTCATCAGGGAATGCAACCTGCACACCGTTCTTGAACTCGTTCACGTACTTTACGACACGGTCATCCTGAGAGTACCACATTTCGAACTTCTCCTCCTCATTCTCCATGTCTACGCCTTGCCACATGTTGCTCATGCGGAGGGCGAACAGTCGGTTGGTACCGTCCAAGCCGTGAACAGCGGTGAGCACATAGGATGTACCAGGGATGATTACCTCACCGTTACCGGCGCCCTTAGCAACTTCCTTGCCTGTGGGTGAGAAGTGATACAGGTTCTGGTCGGTATAGACGCCGATGAACAGTTCGAAGAAATCCCAGCCGCAGAAGATGCGGATATCAGATTGCCCTTTCAGGGCAGCCGGCAGCTTCTGCCACATGCCGCGGGCAATAGCCTTGGCATTGCTTTCTGTGATACCCGTGGCTACAGTGATGCCGGTGGGGTTGCCGTTTACAGCAAGGCCCGCGTTGTCGATCAGCTTGATAAGCCCGTCAAACTTATTCAGGTTGGGGTTTGAGCTGGCGGTGTCACCCTGCCAAGTTGCTACCTCCAGCTTCTCAGCAGTACCCAGCGCTTTGAGTTCTGTGTACTTCTGTTCGAAGTAAATTTCTTTCGGATCGCTGCCAGCTTTCATTTTCAACTGGGTGTACTTTTTCTCCAGGTCTTTCGGGCAGAGCTGCTCATGGATCGCAATAGATCCAACAGTGATCGTACGCTGCGTGATGCGAGTAGTGCCAGAGGCATTGAACCCGCAGTTGTCCCCGCTTTGAAAGACGGTATCTGTTGACAGAATGCCGATTTTCTCAGAGGTTTTGATGCCCGTTTGGACATTTCCTTCAGAGCTGATGAGGTCCAGCGTACGGCTGGAATAGTAGCTTCGGGCCAACAGGACATCAGCATTTTCTTTGGTATAATTCGTCAGTGCAGAGAGATCAAGTGCCATCGTGTATTGGTGTTAATAGGTTAGCTGTTGTGTTACTTTTCGCGAAGACTTCTGAATGCAGCACCGACGTGCTGGAACCGATCTTCGCGGGATTGGCCGGCGTCGTTGGTTGAACTCTTGGGCTGCCCAGGAGGGTCGGCTTGCGGGATGGCAGCCAGTTCCTCCATCAGCTCAAACATTTGTTTGAGCGTCGTTTCAAGTTTCAAGACTTTATCTTCGGCATCTTTTACCTGCTTATTAAAGCCTGTACGGTACGCCTCGATAGCCTGATCGCGCGTTGCTTTCTCTTGGGCTTGGCGCATCTCCCATCCAAAGCAGTACTCCATCAGGGCTTTTAATACGACCGCCATTTCAGGCGCAACAGCAAACTTTTGAATACTTTCAAAAGCAGCCTGCTTGCCTTCAGGTGTGCTCATGTCGATAGGTGCGACCGGAGCGGCTGCAGCAGCCGGCGGCGTTATTGCGGTAATTTTACCCGCTTCAGCCACGGTTACTACGCTCCCATCTTCAAGCGTATAATCTCCAGGAGCGGCAGGCTGACCATCAATCATAGCCACGCCTCCTACTTCCAATTTGTCGATGGTGATAATGCGACCATCGGTAAGAGTATTGGTAATAGCGGGGGTGGCAGGTGTTGCCATGACGGCTGGATCAGGATTTACCGGGGATGTTTCATCAGCAAACAACTGGCGGATCTTTTCGATTAAAGTCTTTTTCTTGTCTGACATAATGCGTTGATAAGTTCTCTACTGGTTAGTAGCAAAACATGCTAAATTGTACAGTTTAAAACTTCACATATTTTTGCCAGCGCTATATCCGGGTCCATCGATTCAACGATTTTTTCAATTGCCGCCAACTGCTGATCCCGTGTAACAGCCATCCCGATCGGGGTCTGATCAAACAGCCCTTCGATGGAGAATCCCTTTACCTCTCCAGATTTAATGCGCTGCCACACCTCATCATTATCGATCTTGGCAGATATGAACCAGGATCCATCAGCCGCATCTTCGAATCCTTTAGGGGGCGCAATGCCTCGATCGCTGTCGGTGATAAACGATTCGTAAATTGTTACGTCAGCAACCTTCTGTTTTTGATCATGAAAAAGATTGAAGCTTTGAGCAAAGCCTTTTCGGAAGAACTTCTGCACCATCGAAAGGATGGTGTGCTTATCGAAGACAAGAAAAAACTCTCCGATACCTTCGATATTTCGATAAATTGGGTAGTCGGATAGCATAGCCGGGCCGCTGACGATTCGCTTCTCGTCGCTGAAGGTTAGGCGCCGGTGTTCTCTGAATGCCATAAAATTCCGCTCGATAGCCGGTTTATCAACAAATGCTACCGCTTCTATTTGAAGCGGCGAATCAAAATCATCACTTATGAGTGCTTTGTAAATAGGAAGCTCCATGCCTATAAGTGGATAAAAACCCCAAACTGTACAGTTTACCCGCCGATTCTTGCTGCGCGGTTAAGGCGGGCAATACGTTCCTGGTTCCCGGTTACATCAGATTCCAGAACATAGGCGCGCCCGGAAGCCGCGTTTCCAATCTCGTTTATGCTATTCTGATCCAATGAGGTACTGGTTACAGCGGCTTGCGGCGCCAACGGTGCGGCTACCGGGTCCACTGAAATTGATGGCGCCGTTGCACCACCTCCTCCGCCGGGTACTTTAGTGTTCAGTATTTGGCGTATGTTTTTATACCCTGATACCACAGCAGCAGCAGCAGCCAGTGCCCCTAATGCCGGCCCTACGACCGGAATAGACGACATGGAAGTAAAGGCAGCCTGTGCACCTTTAAACGTATCAATGGTTGTCTGAGCGATTGCCATTACCTTATATGCAGCGGTGTGTTTACCAAACAACGAAGCCGCTGAACCCAAGAACTTAGATGTCGCATCAAGTTGGGCAGATAAGCGCGCATCCTCAATCTTTTTGATCGCCTTTGCCTTTTCTTCTTCAAGTTGTACAGTGAGTTCCGCATTCCCTTTTGCCAGCTCAAACTTTTTTGCGTACTGGCTTTCTGTAACAGAGATTTGCCTGTCATATTCGTCCATTTCATTTAATGCCAACTCTTCTGCCAACTCCGCCTGTGCTGCTTTTTTTTCATCTTCTATCACCTTAAGTTTCGCGTCCCGGTCGATCTTGTATTGTTCAACTATCATCCGGCGCTGCTCCTCGTTTTCAATTTCCCGGGCTGCGTCTTCTACCGCGCGCTGGTAGGATAGTTCAATTTCTGCCTTCCGTCGCTCTTCTTCTTTGGCGATGCCCGCGATATAGTTTTGATCCTTTAGCTCTTGGAGCCTTTGTTGATACTGCTGGTCCTTATCTATTCTTTCCTTTTCGTATTTGTCAATTATTTCATTCTTTTGATTATTGGTGCTTTCTTCCAGGGCAAGCAATAATGCACGTTTTTTCTCCTCCGAAATCTTAAGTGCTTCGATCTTCTGTTCTTCAATACGTTTATCCTGGTCGATCTTTTTAAGCTCCGCGGCCTCTGCGTCCTTAATCCTTGCCAGGGCATTTTGATTTTCCAGGTCACGCAGCATTTCGCCGGCAGACTTTACATCTGCCTCTCTTTCCTTCGCCGCTTGTTCCCTTGCAGCTTTCGCTTTATCTGCGGCAGATTTGGCCGCGGCTTCATCTTCCTGACGTTTCTTTTTAGCAGCTTCCGCATCCTTCTTTTTCGACTCATACTCTCGATCGGCAAGCGCATCTAAGTACTGCCTGTGTGCTTCGAGTCTTGCATCGTTCGCTTTTTTTTGATCCTCAAAAGACCTACCCGCGTCGTCTTTAGCTATAGAATCAAGTCGTTTATAGTTATCCTCATAAAGTTTAACTCTATCATCCCAACTGGAAGCCTCTATCTTAGATATTTCCGCTTCAGACTTGCCAGTAATTTCAGCCATGACAGTCTGCATCTTTGTATACCTATCAATAGCCTTAAGCCCTGAATTAAGTAGATACTGCTGTGCTTCCAGCGCAGCGTTTAATCGTAGCTGAGCCGCCTCCGATTCGTTAGTGCTGGATATCCAAGAGCTGATTTTAGATATCAATAGCGTTACTCCAATTACCAAAGCGCCAATACCTGTTGCGATGATTGCACCACGCAATGCTTTAAAAGCTGTACTGGTCGCTGCTACCTGTATACCGAACGCTTTGAAGATATTCGACGTTAACGCCGTTGACATTCCCAGCGCTTTCTGGTATACCGTTGTTTGCTGAATGATCGCTGCTAGTCGCTGGAAATCTTTCGCTGAGTCGGCAATAGTATTCACCCCCTCAGTAATCGCCATGGCTGCCTGCAGCTTCATCATGGTCTTTTGAACACCCTCGCTCTCGGCGCCAAACAAAGCCATGGTTCCGGTGATTGCAGAGAATCCACCGGCTACTGTCCTGAGTACGTTCCCGAAAGCCTGGAACCGTGCGCCAGGGTCGAACAGGTCTGCCGTTTCTTTGGCATCCTGTATCTTGTCTTTTAGTTCGGCGATGTGTTTAGCAAGCTTAAGCGCTTCTTGGCTATTTTCACCAAACTTTTCCTTTACATATACGAGCGCTTGGGTGGCTTCTTTTAGCTCCGCCTTAAACGATTTTACGCTATTGCCAGCTTCCTTGGAGTCCAGTATAAGTTTCGCGACGATATCTTGATCGGCCATAACTAGTAGAGTAAGTAGTTAACTTTTAATAATTCACATTTGCAATCACTTGGCTTACTGGCATTGTAATCGGCTATTTTGTTCAAGCGAAACAGGGATCCGTCCACGTAGATTAGCCGTGAGAAATCAAGCTCGGCGATATCTTTTGCGGTTAGATAAAAATTACCCGTTAACAGCTTTCCATCTTTGTCGGTGATCTCGGCCATGTAGGGTGACCAGTAAGCTTTGAATTGAGTAGCATATGCAGGAATGGCAGCGATAACAAAGAATACTGATCGAAGCGCACCAAAATTCAGGCAGTCCGTTGGTACGTCGGGATCATTTAAATGCCCCGCATATGGGTATAAGTCAAACAAACCAAGCGAGTCGCCGGTGTCTGACATGATGTCCCAGTTATTTACTCCGGTAATTTTCTTAGTCTGCAACAGCCGGATGTTGCTATCTATTCGCTCTTCGATCAGGCTACCGCCTTCACCCGTTCGCTTCATGATAGTTGAATACACCTTATCCTCACCGACATACCCAACTAACGGAGTGGCGGAAAAAACGACCTCGAAGGATTTTACCTGCTCGGAAAACTCGAACTGCGAGTCGAAAGTATAATCGCCGTAACCCTCTCCCCAGCGCTTGCGGTACTCCTCATTATAGAAATCGTTATCTGCCTTATACTTGAACCCATATTTTTTAGCATTGAGTTCAGAAAGCGGTTCGAGTGTAAACACTTTATCCCGGTTCAGTTTGAAAGACCAGTCTACCGAGTTGATGCTATCAGTGCCGTAGAAGTCAACAAACGGGTTTATTCTGATCAGTCGGGTATCATTGAAGTCTTCATATACATACAGGTTCCAAAGGCGTATAACAGCAAGCAGAAAGTCCACCTGCTTCACGTTCTGCGGGATTTGCTCGTTCATCTTTACCGGCTCGCCCAGGTCTACGATTTCGTAGATAGGGGTAACTGCATCAAGTGATATGTCAATGCTGAATATGCGTGTGCGGTAAGGTGTGCCGGTTGGATCCTGTATGTAGTGCCGGAAGGAATATATACCACCCGGGAACAGTGTCACTTCCCGCGTCTCGTCGAAGGTGAATGGTGTAGCCTGCAGTGCGGGATTAGGCGGCGGGAGTACCACCGATCCAGTATCGCCAGAACCGGCGCTGAGTGGGCCGAGGTCCATACGCACCTCGTCTGTTGTGCCGTTGAATATATCACCGGTCACGCGTACCCTGCCGCGTACTGTTACGGGCGTGATACCCGTGTAGGTGATAAACTTGTTGGTGCCATCAATGGTAAAGTTTGAGGCGCTGAAAGTTTCCAATACAGCATCCTGTGGCGTTGTCTTACCTATCGCTGAATACAGGATATCAGCGGGAGTGTTCATAGTGGCACGCAGAAACGGGCCATCCTTACGCGTCAAATCCTTTTTATTGTGCGGTATAATGATCGACTTGAATCGTGGTGTATCAAACAGCGGGGCATCGTACCGGAAACCGGCCGCCGTGAATATCTTATCCAGGTACTCACGCAGGTAAAGAGCTGGCCGGAATGTGCGATAGTTCCAGTTTTGTTTATCGGTTGAATAGGTACCGTAATCAATCAGTGGGTAATACACGCCTGATCCGCCAGGGTTATCCCACGAGTCAGCGATATTATCAATCGTATAGTCATGGTCATGCTCGGAGAAATCAAGGTCTTCCAGCAGCGCGCCCGCAAGAGTTGAATTTAGCAGCGCTATTTCACCGAATACGGCGACCTCGTATTCGATACGCCCTTTCTCACAAACGATCTTCAACAGGCGGAGTACACCTTTGAATGTTTGCAAATGATCCTGAAAGATGATGCAGTTGGCAGACTTCGCAGCATTAAAGTTGTACCCGATATTTGGCTGACCCGCATTGTACCAATTGGCCTGTCCTGTCTGAAAGATATTCCCGAATAAGCGGTTGTTTCTGGCCGTGCCGGGTAACACAATCGTTTTGCTGAAGGTGGTAGACCTGGCGGCAAACTCTTTAACGTCGTCGAGAGAAAACGTCAACAACGCTGACAAGTCGGCGGTTAGGTCTACCCGCTCATTCTCCATGTACATTTCGGTCCTCATCTGAATTGAGCGTTGAAGGTTTCGCCGAACTCTATGTCCAGCGTGATGTTGGTGAACTTGTCGTTAATATGCTTACGGTATTCGTAATTGTTGCCGTTGATTCGAGCAGGGATGAAATACGCTCCCATCTGTACATACACCATCGGGGAGCGCATCAGTTCCCCCAACCATTCATATTCCTGATCAGATATGAAATCACTATTCAGGGTAAGCTTGTCCATGTACTGGCTGGCGTATACTGCTGCGGTGTCGTTGTAGACATTGCCCGCATTGAAGTAACGAACAACACCTGATGCATCTATGTCGTACGGCAGGCGTCCATAGTCTGTTTTGGTGATCTCGATACGGCGTCGGGAAACTTTGGTGAAATCTTTACTCTCAAACCCGCCGTATTGATTCAGGAAGTGCACGCTATACCGGTCATACTTAGGTTCGCATATCAGATCAAACCGATACAAATCACCTTCTACTTCTACGGTGTAATACGCTACAGCAGGCGTAATAAACCCTGCGCTGGCGGTGTTTAACCTTGAAGGGGATACATTGAAGATGAGCATCTGCCCGGTTGGAGAAAACGTAGTGGAGTAGGTAGCGACATTTGCGCCGGCCTCTGTATAAGAACGGGCCGTAAAATCAACATCGGCAGTACTTGGGAAAAAAGGCAGGAAAGAAAATGTGCTGGCTGGGTGGACTTTGAGCGCCCCCATTCTGTTGCTGGCGACCTTGCCCAATTTGGCAGAAAGGGTCGATCCGCTACCAAAAGTCCGTCCGTCATAGTGGTTGTAAACAGACAGATCACTGCTGGTAATATTGGGGTAGGTAATAAAATTGTACTCCTCGCCCAGGCTGATTCCTAGTTCAAGTAAGAAATCCCCGACCCCCATCTGCTGGCATAGGATGCCGGATCCCGGGTTCAACGCGGTGTTGAAATAATTACGGACGACGTTACCGATGTTAAAAACACCGAGCTTATTGTCCGGCCGGGGTAATGCCTTCAGACGAACAGCGGGATTAGCCCCCACTGTCAGATCGAGGATAAACCGGTAGTCCTGGTAAGTATCTGGATCGGCTGTCTTTGTCGGCTCTGATACTACATAAATCAAATCGCCGTGAGCAGATGAGTATAGGCCGGGTTCTGTTAAAACGGAGTACATATACTACGTAGTGGCAGAAACCCCGTTTTTGTCCAATACTTTTTTTAAGATGGACCTATTTTTTTTGGAAGGGTATTTAGCACATCGACCTTAAGACCAGCCCCGAGTTCTTTCTTCATGATCGTTTCCGCTGTACGGATCGCCTTGGACATAAAGCCGGTAGGACGAATACCTTTAGCTTTAACACTTCTTGCAAAGCTGTAAGCGGCAGAACTTTTTACCTGCATTCCTTTCCTTTCCTTTTTAAACAGCGCCTGTTTGACGTTTTCCACGCTGATGCCTTCCCGTTTAATCCAACGGTCAAAGGCATCAACCATTCGCTTACTGGGGAGCGCTGTCCGAAACTGAAAGTCACCTGTGCCACTCTCCACGCCTCTTACACCACGGTCGATAAACTTGTAATAAAACAACGCCAATATTTCAATCGAAATTTGGCTGCCTTCGGCTTTCGGTTCTTCAACCGTGATGGACTCTGCCAACTCTCCGGACGATATTTTACCAGACTCTTCAAGGTTACTGGTAGCTTGGGCGGCAATCGTCATTGCAAGCCGAACGAGGGCAGACACCACTCCCTTCCCGACTACATTGGCATCTCCTTTATTCGTGCCAATACTGTCTAGGAAACCGTCAGCAATGGCTTCAGCTTGTGCTTTACTAAATGACTTCATATATCAGTAGTGGTAAAAAAGCGGAATCTGTCCAATTAAAAATGAGTTCTTCTTTGAAGTAACTCGCGGTCGTGATCCGTCTTTGCCTTCAGGTAGACCAAATCATTAAGCGCTTGGATAATGGGCAGCTCGTACGCCTGATCAAGGGTAATTCGTTCCAGTTCCGCTATCGCCGTAGTAGAGTAAGTCCATCCGTGATACCTTTGGAAAGTTCCACCGCTGCCTCCGCCATGGTCCTGCTCATCCCCTTGCTCATCATCTCCTCGACCAAATAGGGTTGGATACTGTCTATTAAGTACCTGAATTGCGTGCAAAAAAAAACACAGGAGTGGTAGATATCCAGAACGGGAGCATTAAGCATGTCGTCCGCTATCCGGGTATGCTCGTCGGCCATATTCTTGCGGCGCCTGCCATACCAGTTGATCGGGTCGACGATTGACGCCATGCATCGATGCATGTTTAAGATCATGTCCTGCTCCGTTTGCGTCCAGCTCACCACCTCAACGTACTGACGGTGACGCATCTTCTGTAGATCATAACAGACCTTGTACCGGTTCCCGCCGATCCGCAAAACCTTTTTCGGCTGCCCCGGGATTATCCCCTGCTCAAAGAGGAACCGAACAGACTTGGCTAACCGGTTGAACTCTTCAATTGAAAGGTTGTCCGCCTGGTCGGATGTAAGCCCGTACATGATTTGCACGATCCGCTGTACAGCTTCGATATCGTCCTGCGGATTACTTATGAGTATCTGGTATACCTGCTGATACTGGTGTACCGTTACGTCTGCCCAGCTAATTGCTTTTATCATACTAAAATATTTCGATTGAAATGTTACCGCTAAACTGCCCTTCTGTTTGCCACTTGTGCCAGGCAAGACCCAACGCCATTACGCAGTCATCGTGCAGCCCTCCCGGCGCCGTATACTTCACTCCTGTTGATGTGTATTCGTATGTGAAGTTGCTCAGTTCATCGGTGATGTGTCCCTCGGGAAAAGTACATGCCCGCTTCTGGATGGCCGCCTGTAGCCCCATCATTAACTGTTGCTTGCTATTAGCCGTAAACTTGAATAGCTCCGTGGGACGGACGGCTGCAATTGCCTCGCCTATTGGATCACCGACACCGGTACTGTCTACGCAAATAGGTGCAGGGGGCAAACTCAGTATCCGCTGTTCCGTTGTTCGCCAATCAGCTTGGAACCTGTCAAAGTAGCATACCTGCCCGTGTCGATCCAGCCCGATTATAACCGTCCAGTCCGTATACTTGGCGAGGTCGATTCCATAACACACGGGCGGTAGGGTGGATAACGGGAATGTACATTGTGCGATAAACGCAGATCCGAACGGGTTGGCGATGTTGTCCAGAAACTCAGCCAGGTACTCCTGTTTAAAAGCATCTTCCGGCAGGTCCGCCTTCGCGTCGTCTACCTCTTCAGGATCAATGTACGGATTGTCATAAGTCGTTTTTTGAAAGCTGGCCCAGTTCGCCTGGCCTGATCGGCCCCGCATGAACAGTTTATGGAAATCGTTCTTTCCCTTCGGAGACGAAAGGAAGAAGGCGTCCCCTTTAAGATCGGTAAGGGTTGGCCGGATCGATTCGGTCCAGCAAGACCACAGGCGTTTAACGAATGCCCCCTCATCGACGACGACACGTTTATACTTCCGGCTTCTTCCGGCCATCTCATTCTCTAGGCTCCAAAACTCTATCTTCCCGCCCGTAATCAATTCAATGAACTGGTGTTCATGCTTACGCGATATCACGGGTTCCAACACAGACAGCAGTTCGGAATATGTGCCATCCAGCAGCTTGTACGTGGGTGTGAAGTACCCAACCGGGAACCCTTCAAGCGCGGGCTCCGAGCATAAGTTGACCGCCATACCGGACTTACCCCAGCGGCGGCCACACGCAACAACGTTAAATCGCGCACTATTCTGTATCACCTCCATCTGCCCCGGGTGAGGCTGCAGAAGGGTTATTACCTTTTCGGTCATACTTGACTGTTACTTTCACCTCCTTGCTTCCGGACTCTTCAACCTTCTCGGTTAAGCCGTTGAGGCGTTGAGTGATTGACGGATTATAAATGCCGGCCATGCCGCCCTCGATTTGGTCCTGCCTGATTGATCGCTTTATACGCGAGCAGATAGGGGCAAAATCTGAGTAGCGCCCATCTTTGTTTCGCATATAATCGCCGAGGTCATTAATAATTCCCTGATCCTCAAGAAAGTTTTCAAACCCTTCCATTGTCAGGGGGCGTTCTCGTTTGCGTTCAACCTCATCGCCATCCTTGCCGACAAAGTCCTGAACTTTAATTGGGTTTTGCTTCACACGCTCAACGTATTGCTCAAAAAGCTCCCACAACTTCGCGGACTTCTTGATCGCCTTTGGCCGGCCTCGCTTTAATTTCTCAATCATTGTATCACCATTCAGGGTAAAAAATTGTGTAGTTGCCAGTTTCATCATATCTGGATTGAGCGTCTGCCCATATCTGTCCGGCCTTAGACAGCCCCTCGTCCTTCATCCGCCGGTATTCACTATCCTGCCCTACGTCGTGGCCGATGTGCTCAGACTGCAGGTGTGGTAGGTAGTAATTCCTAAACCCGGCCATCGTTGTACGATATCCGAAATCAGTGTCCTGCATCCCGTACGGGTCGAAATCCTCGTTGAACATGCCCACTGCCCTGATAGCCTCCATTGTGATTAAGGTGTTTCCGAACGGGGCAAAAGTCGGGTGAACGGTAACCCCGTCGAGTTCCTCAATCGGCGGCAGCGTCTCCACGCAGTGTATGCCGACCATGCCGGTCCTCTCGATGGCCCCGGCAGCGCTGACCATTGCAGCCAGCCAACCGTCGGGCATCATAATGTCGTTTGCGAGTGTAACGACCGCATCGCATCCTTCAGTCTTGGCCATCCTGATACCCGCATTGATCGCGGCGGAAATGCCTTTATTCTCCTCAAACCGGTACGAACCATCGAAGGGGTACAGGGCTGCAATCCGCATAAAGTCATCGTAGCCGCTTCCATTATCCACCCAATACACTGGGGCGTTATGCCCGGAATTGAACAAACACCGGTCGACTACTCGTTGCGTGAGGTCTGCGCGGCCACAGGTTAAGAGTATCACTCCTACTTTCATATCTTAAAATTTGGGCCGAGTTCCCGCACAGGGTTGCCGGCATACTTGTAATTAGGTTGCATCTGGCTTTTTTTGATCACCACAGCGCCGGCACCGATCATACAACCGGCGGGTATGATAACTCGTTGATGTATCACTGCGTTTAAACCGATATTTGCTTCAACGCCGATAACGCAATGTCCACCGATTTTTGCCCCGCACGCGACAGTTACCCCCTGGTAAAGGATAGCATCGTGCCCGACATGGGAATGCTTCATAAGGAATGCTGAAGATCCAATGAACGTGACACCATTCATGCCGATACCTGCATCAACGGTTACATGACCTGTCAGGATTGCTCCGTCGCAAATCTCCACCTTGCCCACCTCGGGAAAGGTGCCACGGTGTTCGGCAGGATAACCGATAACGCAGTATGGGCCGATATACGCATCCCCAATCGTTACGTTGGGGCCGATGACCGCTGTAGGGTGGATGTACTTCATTTTCGTTCCTTTTTAGGCTTTAATATCTCTTTTGGCTGCTTATCATACTGCGTGAAAGCAAACACCAGCATATCCGCAACGCAGCTTGAACACCACAGGTCCGCCAGGTAACCAGGCTGAAACTCTTCCCGTATGACATCAAGCAGCCTTTGCCGGGTTGCGCCGTCAAAGTGTTTGATGTATTGAGCCTTTACATACAGATCATGCAAGGGCCGGAGTTCGTCCAGGAATTGCTTGTTTTCAGGTTTCATGAAATAAAAACTCTTTTCGTTGTTGATTAATCATGTCGTAGTCGTAATGTTCTTGGCAAAAAGCCTGCAGATCGCGTGCACATTCACGTTGGGCGTCCTTGTCATTTATCCACTTCAGCCAGTCGCTTTCCTTTCGAACGTAAAGGACTGGTAAACCGCGGTATGGGTTCACATCGGAAACGATGGCTGGTAGGCCAGCGTGAGCCGCTTCCAATACCTTCAGGTTGCTTTTAAACCCATTGAACCACGTGGACAGTAATGGCACCAGGCACACGTCTGCCAGTGAGTAGTAACGGTAATAGCCTGAAGGCGGAAGCCCTTCCAGTAGTGAGTATGGCATCTTCTGGTAGTCGGTATAGGCATTGGCCATTCGGAACCATTCCACATCCTCCGAATTGTAGCCCGCCATGACCATCATGAACCGGCTAGAATCTAATGTCCGCACTGTCTTCCGCAGCAGGTTAATGTCTTTTTCATGGGTAATGGACCCCTGCCAGAATAAACGGGTGAGTTCGGCGGGAATGTTCTTGACAGGGAAGTACTCCGGATCATTCGGTATAGCGTTGGCCGCAACATGCACGTTTTTGTTGTACCGGTATATTTCCTGTGCCAGCCTGTCGTGTGTACAGGTGACGGCGTCTGCCTGCTGAACCTGCTGGATAATGAGGTCACGAACTTTTTTTGAAGATTGAAACGCCACATGGTGCGGGTCCAACTCCCAGTGATCATCCAGGTCCATAACGATTTTTGCTCCAACGGCCCGGGCCTTTTCGATCAGATCCTGGTTAACATGGCGGTTGTAATACAGTACATCGATGCTCGAAAAGTCCTCATCCCTCGGTGCATTGGTGATGTATGCGTCGACTTCTCTCATCTTCAACAAAGGCATTAAAACCCGGTGAAACGTCGGGCCGTGATCTTTAAAAACAAGTCCTAATACTTTCACAGGTATCGCATTTGAATGGCTGAATAAATACAACCCATCATGTAGCCGGCTCCGATATAAACCACTGAAAAAACACCTTGATCTGCGAACATAGCAAACAGAAAAGCAAGCCATGCCGTCAGACACGGAATACACCGAAAAGGTTTACGGGGTAAGAAATGCCGTTCATTAGCTGGCGGTATCTTGCCGCCTTTTTTGCTATGTTGACGTATCCAAAGTCGGTAACTCAACGGTTCAAAAACGACATGCATCAGCATGGTCGCATTGGCCAAAGCCGCCAGTACAATAAGTAGTGGTGTAGTCATTGGTTAGTTAATTTTTCCCGTACTGTTCTAATAGACTTTCTTACTGTCAGGTTGATACTGGTGTGTGGGATGTTTGTTTTTTTCTGTACTGCCCGGCACGATCTCATATCCGCATACAGCTTGAGTATTTCCCTGTCATACCAAGGCAGCTCATTGACCGCTGAAAGAACGGCTTCTATGTGCATTTCAACATCAGGCTCAACCGGCTGATCTGGCACGTCGTTTACATCATAGGTCCATGAACGGTACATTCGATTGAATGAACTGGATTTTCTGGCACACATATTCCATGCTGCCCCCATCGCATAACCTATGATTTTTCCAGACTGATGTAACTCTTGTAAAAAGCTGTCATCCAAAAGAAGAAGGGTCTCAATCACCTCGCTTTTTAAATCCTGGCGAAGGTCTTCGCGCTGCAGACGACAGATCCAGGCATCGAGTTGCCTACTGTTAAATACAGCGTTGATGATCTGGTCACGAGTCAAAGGTTAGCGTTTTATCGAAGATAATAAAATATAGCATAGTTTCAAACATTTCTGAAACATCCGGTCTTTCTGAAAACAATAAGCTCTACCCGCTCTCTCGATTGCCTGCCAAACTTTACGCTTTTATATCCGCGTTCATCGCCTGCTTGCTGGGCTTTTATGCATGTAGCTGTGATCTCAAACACTCGCAGAAAACGCCCGGAATAACGAATTACATCCTCTATCTCCAACAAATAGGCGCGTAAGGGCTCAACCGAATAAGCCCCCGCCTCTGTGGCTTTTATTATTTCCTCCCAGGTCATGCGGCATGTTTTCGGTGTTTATCAATTCGGGCCTTGACCGCCCTGATCACAGCCTCTTGTTTTCCGGACTTGCTATCCAAGGCGGCAACAACTTCTTCATCAATGGTTCCTTTGACGATCAGGTAGTGAATGATAACAGGCTTGGTTTGGCCCATCCTATGCAAGCGGGCATTTGCCTGCTGGAACAGCTCAAGGTCAAACGTCAACCCAAACCATACGATGATGTTTCCGCCTGCCTGTAGGTTAAGTCCGTGGCCGGCACTAGCTGGGTGCGCCAACAACACTTCGATCTTTCCGTCGTTCCAGTCATGGATATCTTTGGCCGTTTGCAGTGTCCGGACCCGGTAGCCACTCAACCGGGTTTTGATTCGTTCCAGGTCGTGCTTGAATGAATAGAATACCAGTACCGGGTTACCGTCTGCCGCCTCGACGATCTCTTCCAGGGCCGCCAGCTTTGCATCATGCACTTCATGCCAGTCCTTATTCTCATCGTAAATAGCACCGTTTGCATATTGCATCAATTTACTAGTCAAGGCCCCGGAATTGAACGCTGTAATCTCTTGGTCACCCAGCAGCGTCAAGACCTGGTCGCGTTCAAACTCATCATACTGCGCCTGTACTTTTGCCCCTAATTGAACCTGCCGGATACGGTCAATGCGCGCGGGAAGATCCAGGTAATCGCTCGCCTTCATGGAAAAACAGATATCACCAATCTTGTCGTGAATCTCCTTTTCGAATATATCCCGGCCAAGGATATCGTTCATCTTCCGGTCCGGCCGTTTGATTGCATAGCTGAAGATCGTTTCTCCGTTACGTTTATCGGGATCGAAGTACTGTTTGCGAAAATTGGAAAATGACTCTCCCAACCGTTCGCCGCGATCCAACAGGTACACCTGGGGCCACAGTCCCAACAGACCGTTTGGTGTCGGCGTTCCTGTAAGCGTATACACGCGCTTTGCCAGAGGTCGCACTTTGCGAAGCGCTTTAAACCGTTTGGATTGCGGGTTCTTAAAGCTGCTGCTTTCATCTACCACGATCATATCAAAAGGCCAGGCTGTACCGTACTGAGCCACCAGCCAGGGAATGTTTTCCCGGTTAATGACGTAGATATCCGCCTGCACACGCAGTGCCTGTTTACGTTCTTTTTCAGACCCCAACACCTTAGACAACCGTAAACGGTTCAGGTGATCCCACTTCGCAATTTCTGTCGACCACACCTCATCCGCTATGCGAAGCGGTGCGACTACCAGTACTTTTTTCACCTCTTGCTTTTCATAGATCAAGTGATCGATGGCTGTAAGCGTTGATACCGTTTTGCCAAGCCCCATGTCCAGTAACGGGCCACAGGTATTTTCGATGATACGGCGAGTAGTGTATTCCTGGTAAGGAAAAGGTTGATACTTCATAACTCGATAAGGTTTAAAAATTCATCCAAGCTTTGCAGATCATCTACCACCCGGTAGGGCTGTTGTAAAGCGTCCAGTTGTTTACGGAATACTTCTTGCAGCGGCGATAATTTTTTACCAGGGGCCTTCAGTTCTACAAACCAGGTTTTGCCGCCCGGCATCAGCACGATCCTGTCAAACACACCTGCATGCGAAGGGCTCACGAATTTCAGGGCAATACCTCCGCGCTTTTTGACTTCATTACGAAGCCGGGTTTCAATTGTCTTTTCTCTCATCGTTTGGTATTTTTCGCATTTTGTTGCATGTTGCCTTAAAATCTTAAACTCTTACGCGGGGGCGTTTAGGCGATCGCGGGTGCCTTTATTCTCTCTAATCCTATATTTTTAAATCATATAGTATTTTAAGGCAACAAGGGCAACAAATGGCCTAACTTGTTAACTTTCAGTTTTTAAAATGTTGCCCTTGTTGTTGCCGTACTTGCTTTTATGGGCAACAGCGGCAACATTTAATTCGTATCCTTTCATTACGCCGTAGATACCAAACCGGCTTTTATTTTTCGTTTCTACCCAGTTGTCTAATTGATGCATGACATCATGTATAAACCTCGTATTCTGGGAGTTCATCTCCTTCTGAAATCCGCCCAAAGCTTCACACCAGATTTCCGCTGCGCACACCCGTTGCCGTTGTACCGTGCCCTCCTCCTGGAGCTCTTTATCACCGTTCAACCACGCGCGGCGTTCGTAGGTATCCTTTTTCTCCCAGTCCTCCGGCAGCAAGGTTTCCAGGTACCGCAGGATAATGCCTGTACGGTCGTCCTGTTCACTGTGGCGGCTTTGAATCTGCTGTGCTTCCTGTTCCAGCTCCCGGTCCAGATATAGCGGTTCACCGGCCTTGTATAGCGTTACCGCCTCTGCCCATACCTGGTTGATCTCGGTATCGGTCAGATCAACGAAAACATTCTTTTCCGGCTTCCCGTTGAATACATCGAGCGGCCACCATCGGCGGTTACCAGATGAATCTTTTAGGAAGTCCTTCTTATTGACGGAAGCAAAGAAGATACACTGGCGGGGGAAGTTCTCCACCCGTTTGCCATAAGCCACGCGGTACCGATCTTCCCGTTTGGAGATATAATGCTTGATCGCTTCGACCTCGGCTTTGCGTAAACCGGCCAGCTCCGCGATCTCCACGATCCACACACCCTGTATTTGTTCAAAAGCTTCTTTCCCCTGTATGGTGGTGAAGCTGTCAGAGAACCACTGCCGGCCAAGTTTACCGATCAGGGAGCTTTTACCCAGCCCCTGTTTACCGACAATAGTCAATACATAGTCGAACTTAACCCCTGGCTGCATCACCCGTGCCACCGCGGCCGTGATCGTTTTACGAGTAACAGCCCGCACATACGGCGTATCTTCTGCGCCCATGTATTCGACAAACAATGTTTCGACACGTGGCTCCCCATCCCACTGCAACGTGTTGAGGTAGTCGCGTACCGGGTGAAACCGGGTTTTTTCGCTGATCACCCCAATCGCGGTGTCAAGCTTTGCCGCGGGCATACCATACAGCTTTTCCAAATACAGGGATATATTGGCGTCATCCTTATCTGACCAGTATCGGTTCTGGTGGTTGATCTTTCGCCAGGGTAAGTTCCGGGTAGCGATCAACCGCTGTTCAAACTCATCGTAGGCGATACGGCCTTTAAGTTTCGGGTCGTTCTCCATGATCAGCACCACATTGTTAATAGTGCTGTGCAGATTGCCCTTTTTGTCCATGTCCAGTTGCTCTTTCCAATCATCGTTTTCCGGTTCTTCACTGGCATCTTCATCTTCGGTTCCAAATACATCTTCGGCTTCCTGCAATCGCTCCCTGACAATCATTTTACGGACCTCAGGATCTTTGGTGACAAAATCAATCATAGCCGTATACGACGGTAATTTATTCCCCGGTGTACCTTCCCTTGCCTCCTCGTCGAGCAAACCGTATTTGTGCAGGCGCACCAGGTCGAAAGCATTGCATAGCTTTCCACTGGTTGGATCCGTACCGTGGTGGCTGTAAGAAAATTTTCCGTCATACACAATCAGTCCCGCCCACGTGCTGCCTTCTTTGTACGTGTATCGGTTTTCAACATCGCAGGCATCGTAGGCATCAGGAAGAAACGTATCGATTGCCTGGTGAATATCGTAGGTGCGGCAGAAGGCCCCAACGACACCCGGCTTTTCAAGCGGGTCGCCTTGCTTTTTAATGGCGGTTTGGATCACATTGTCGTTGCGCTGACTGACTGGCCACTCACTTGAATCCCGCCAGTTCCTGTACCGACTGAGTATTTCATCCGCCGACAACCACGGACCGTCCTGGCACTCAAATAGGAACTCGCCATCTTTCGAAGTAGAGGGCCAGTACATGAGCCGGGAAGGTTGAAAACCGGTGTGGTCAAAATCTTCAATACCAATGTCACCGGCAATGCGTCGACCTATAGCAACATATTCATCTGAGAAGACAGGACGGTCCAGCGGGATTACCAAACGGATCCGCGGCGCGGCGGCGGTATGCTTATGGGTCGAGTAAATGCAGGCGGCGCATCCGTACTGCAGCGTAAAGTTGAACCACATGTCCGCCTGTGCGGAGTCCAGGTCAAGGGTGATCAGTTGCCGGTGCACTACGTTTTCCGGCTTACGGCGGCCTGAAGAAAGGTATCCTCCAACGAATCCGCCTATATCTTTGATTTCATCCTGTCGTGGTTTTTTAGAGGCCATGTACTCCTTAACAGTCTCCGCAGTACGGTGCGTTTCGGACAGCTTTTTTACCAGCTCCGACCATTTCAGTTCTTTGTTTTTCCAGTGTGTTTCTTTTCGATTACGTCCGACGGCGATATCAATCTTACCGTCATGGTTTATATCAATGGTCATGCTTGTAATGATTTTTTACCGGTTAATTTTTTCATGAGGTTGCGACTATTGCAATGCTTCACCCAGCCCCAGTAAGCGGCAACGGTCTGCCCGCTGGCTCCTTTTGCCAGCCTTCGTGCGAACTGTCGTTTGATGGATTTGCGAAGACGCGTGTGCGTGTGATAGAATTTGTAGCCAAGGAAGTCAACGCCGCGCGCAGCTACTGGAAATACCTGGTAGTTGTCCTTTACTGAAAGTTTCAGGTTGGCTGACAAGTAATGCCGGATATCAGCAGCCAGTGCATGCAGCGTCTGTTTATCGGCACCGAAGATGACCAGATCATCTGCATATCGAAAGTAATACCGTACACCCTTTTCTTGCTTGACCCAGCGATCAAAACCCGTCAGGTAGAAATTGGCAAAGTACTGGCTCAGATAATTCCCGATGGGTACGCCGGGCGCACTATCGATAATCTCATCCAGCAGCCATAACAAATCGAGATCTTTGAACTTTCGACGCAGTTGAGCTTTCAGAATATCGTGATTGATCGAAGGATAAAATTGCGTGATATCCATTTTCAAGCAGTAGGCAGTATTCACCTTATCCCGTAACGCGATTTTAACGTTATCCGCTGCCAGGTGTAACCCTCTGCCTTTGATGCTGGAATAGGTATCGGCAGTAAAGTGCGCGACAAAAATCGGTTCAAGGATGTTCATAATCGCGTGATGCGTTATCCGGTCCGGGTAATAAGGGAGTTTGTAGACAACCCGGGTCTTCCGTTCAACAATTGTGCGTACCAAGTATTCTGAAGTCCGATAATTCCGGTTGACGAGTTGCTCATGTAAAGCCAGCAGATTTTCCTCCCGTTGCTGGTCATGTCGTTTTACACCGTACTGATCCAGTTTACCACGGCGGGCCTTCTGATCGGCCAAGCGTAAATTTTCGACGCTGCATATCTGGTTAAAAAGGTTAGATATTCGTTTCACAAAACTTTGCTTTGTTCGGGTAGGCTTCCCGGATTGGTACCACCGCCCCTACTAATTATTGTTATTTTTTACCAAGAGGTAAGGTCTACGTCGTCTGAGTTCTTAAAGCATAGGTGGGAGCTGACGTTCGAGTTCTGGTTCCAGTTGTTGGCGTTGTTGAAGACGAGGCAAAGAGCCGAAGAGCGGCAGCAACCTTGACACGTACGACCTGAATACGTTAATCCATTCGGTGAACCTGCTGGTGCAGCTTTATGAATTTCTTACCAAAGTATTCAGCCTGTGCCCTCGTTTCGAAGCAAAGGCGGGAGCCGACGTACGAGGCCCGGTTCCAGTAGGCGGCGCAGCCGAAGACGAGGGTCGGACGGCCTTGTTTTGTTTTTGCAGACTCAAAGTAGAAGTAAGCGTACCACTTCCATTGATCGGTATTGCTATAATCCGGTTTCCAGCCATCGCGGATTGCGTCAGCGATGGTCCATAATTTATACTGGGCGATAATGGCCTCAGCATGGATCTTTGGCAAACCCTTTACGACGGGGAGTTTCTTAGGGTCTCTTTTGAGCTTTTTACAAGCTGACAGGAAGGAGATGACTTTTGTCATGATTGGTGTTTTGAAAGTTTTGAAGGTTAGGAGCACATGAATTTCTCATATACCTCGATGAATTTTTTACCAAAATGCTCGGCCAAATCACGAGTCCGAAAGCAAAGGCGGGAGCCGACGTCCGAGCCCTGGCCCCAGTAGTTGGCGCCGTAGAAGACGAGGCGATCACCACTCATATCGAAGAATGGGTACCATTTGTATTCATCGTCGTTTTTCCAGTCAGGCTGCCAGCCTTCGTTGGCGGCTTCAACAACGGTCCAGATATCTGCCATGGCATTCATGGCTTCCTGGCGCTGATTTGGCGGTTGACTGTATGGCCGGAAATCTTCAGGTTTGCGGCCTAATTCGGCGTAGGCATCCTCAATGGTCTGGATGCGTTCTGTAATTGGCCGATGAAAGGAGTCGCCGAACAGCTTGATAAGAACGGCACGTTCTACTGTGTTGGAGTTATTGAAAAGGTCAATAACTGTTTGTTTGGGAGTCTGTAGTGTTTGCATGATTGGTGTTTTATTGGTTCAAGAATTTATTAGCGTTGAAAACTGCCCGAGCAAATCCTGTCGGCGTTTTTGACCTTTCATTCTGACGATCCGGACCGGGGGGGTAAGCCATATCTTTTGCGTAACACCTTCCGGTTTGAAGATGTATTCTGCCTCTGGCATGACGAATCCGTTACCTGACCAAAGGCATGTTTTCTTTTGGTATAGGTCGCCGAATTGCCACGGCTGGAAATAATAGTCTGGCTTCCGGTGATGTGCAGGGACAACACCAACAGGGTTTTCAATTAAATATGGCGCGCCGGACCAATCTGATATCTGCTCGCAAGCGTTGAATAGCATCAGACCGTCGGTAAGCATTGCAATTCCTTTGAGTTGCCAATCCTGCGAGCCGCTGCCGGCCAGATTGGTACAAGTAGGAAAACAAGCCACGAATCGGATGATATACCGATTGAAGAAATCTTTACAAAACATTGATGGCTTCCAACTCCTGGCGTCTCCCCAAACGAAATGAATAGATCCGCCCGATGGAAAATGTTTGACAGGGTGCGCACATCGTTTTGTCGCCCTGATTGAATGCTGGATATCGACACATATACATGTATATCCAGCTTCCGCCCAAGGTTCAGCCATCTTACCAGTCAGATCGCACATTGATATCATCGTATCCGTTTTCACGTTTAATCTTTTTTGTAGTAAAGTGTTTCGTAACTGTCTGCTTTTAAAGGCAGCCCTGAGGCCCAGGGAACAGACGCTCCCATAATTGCGTCGATCTCGTCAAGTGATCCCTTGTCCGTGGGAACTTCCAGGACAACCTCGTCATGCACGTGCATGCATATTTTATAACCCGCCGCATCCAGGCGAAGCATCGCGTCTGCCAGCAGGTCGCGCGATACCGCCTGTACGATATTTTCGACCAGTTTACCACCATAGGTTTCCTGCCGGCCCCAGGTCTTTTTCTGTTGATCAGTTCCGGAGTAAGTAACGATAGGACCGTATTTCCCATCAAGCAACCGAGGCTGTTGATAAGCCAGCTTCCGACCACTCGGCAAGTGAATAAACAGGATGTCCTTGTAAACTTGAAAGCCGACTTGGTGCTGCAGAGAGACTGTGCGGCCGGTTTCAACTGCGGTAATAGCAGCCCTGTTGACGCTATCCCAAAACGCGACGATCTTCTTATTAGCATTGCGCCACATCTTGACCAGCTTAGGCAGTTCTTCCTCTTGTAATCCCATTTTGAGCGCTCCCATTTTAACCAAGGCATTTGGGCCACCCTGGTAACCAAGAGCCAGTTCTGACACTTTCCCCTTCTGTCGGAGATCAGAACCCTTTTTGATGGATTCGATCGGTACACCGAACATCTGTGCGGCTGAAGCTTCATATATTTTACCGTGTGTTTTGAAGACTTCCAGTCGCCAGTTTTCGCCAGCCAGCCACGCAATTACGCGCGCCTCAATAGCAGAGAAATCAGAAGGGATGAGGCGGTTTCCTGCAGGCGCAACAAAAGCGGTACGGATGAGTTGAGAAAGGGTGTCCGGCACGTTACCGAAACAGAGTTCCAGGGTATCAATATCACCGGACAGGGTAATACGGCGGGCAAGGTCAAGATCAGACAAGTCGTTTTTTGGCAAGTTCTGCACCTGGACTAAACGACCGGCCCACCGTCCTGTCCGCCCAGCACCGTAATACTGCGTAACGCCATGCACTCTACCATTGCGGCAGATCGCGTTGCGCATAGCCAGGTACTTTTTGACGGATGTTTTGGCCATCTGCTGACGGAGTTCTAACACACGCCGTAACACCTCGTCGTCCGTTTTATCGATCAGCTCTGGTAGGGTGTCTTTATTCAGTTTGTCAACCTCCTCGCCGGAGGTATCCAAAATCCACTGTTTAAGCTGTGCAACACTGTTTGGATTTGAAAGACCGGTCAAGACAGCCGCTTCGGTACTCAGTTTTTCTGCAAAGGCCAGATCAAAGGCAATAGCATTGTTAACGAGTTCAGCGTTTAGCATGATCCCGGTGTCATTGATCTTTTGATCCAGGTTCCAGACTTTATGCTCAGTCGGTACGGGTTCAAACCATGAGAGTGATTCTCTGATCTGCTTTTCTACCACGACGTCCTGGATACAGTAGTTTTTGAACGCTTCCCATTTGACCAGATCATGCGCAGGTAGATTTCGGATCCTTAAGCCGTTTGTCTTTGTCGGTTTACAAGGGACGGAAAAATATTTGATTAACGCCTTACCGGCATTGTCTTTCTCTGCAGACAGTTTCAAAGCTTTCGCCACAGAATCAAGACTGCCAGGCAAACCAAGCTGCATCGCTTTTACCATTGTACAGCGCCACTGCGATGCAGGCATTTGAAGCCCCAGATAAGCAGCAATACAAGTACGTTCGAAAGCGGCATTAAAGGCAGTTTTGAGTACATCCGGATTAACGAGATCAGCCAATACCTGATCAGGAAGAACTTCATCGTTCGCGAAGTCTACAATTTCAACCTTGCCACCGTAGCTGTACGCAAACAGGAGAATCTGAAAGTCTGGCGCCTCTGCGTACCGGTACACGCCCGACTTTCTGAGGTCAACGCTGCTGAAAGTTTCAATATCGATTGAAAGTTCTTTCATTGGATAACGAAAAGAGTTTCGAAAAGATCCAAAAACTGTTTGCCGGCATACGCTGCCTTTTCCTCCGTTTCGAAGCAAAGGCGGGAGCCGACGGCCGAGCGCAGGTACCAGAAGTAGGCGCCGTAGAAGACGAGGCGATCACCACTCATGTCGAATACTGGATACCATTTGTACTTGTTGCCGTTCTTCCAGTCAGGCTGCCAGCCTTCGTTGAGTGCTTGGGCGACTACTTTCAACTTTTCATAAGCTTGGCCATCGGTTGTTTGAGATAAGGCAAGGACAGCCTGTTCGGTTGTTCCAACAACGGCGCAGGCGTCTGCAAAGGTTTTTACGCGATCAGTGATTGGCTGAAACACAGTGTTGCCAAATAATGCTTCAAGAACTTTTTTACCTTCAAGACTCTCGGACCGGTAGGCACTGAGCACGTGTTGTTTCGATATGGTTAAATTATTCATATTAAAAAATTTAAAAAGAGCCTGCCGAAACAGGCTCTTGCGGGGTTAGTTGAGAAAGCTGTCGTTTTCTGCATCGGCGTCGATTTCACTGTAATCGAAATCGTCGTCAAAATCCTGGGAGGCGGAAGTACCACCGGCCAACGGCTCGCCGTCTTTTACTTTCAGAATGTTGTTGAGGCCCGCGGCAATGCCGACATTACCTTTCACATCGAAGAGGTAAAAGTTCAGACCGACGCGGACGTAGGCACCTGAGTATACTTCACCTTCTTCGGTGATCGTTTCCAACTTGCCGTTGACACGTTTCACAATACCGGGTTTGCGGCTGCTGGACGCGTTCAGGAAGTACTTTCCGGCGTAGTTCTCGTCTTCAGGCTTTTCTTCATCCCCGTCACGTAGCGGGCGCTTGAAGTTTTTGGGCAGCTTTCCTTTGTTCTTTTCTTTGGCTTCTTTTTCGAGGTGCTCGATTGCCGCGTTGATTTTGTCAACGGTTGACTTATCCGCCTTGTCGATAAGGATCGCAGTACTGTATTTCTCCTTACTTTCCTCATCGATTCTGGAAGGCGCCCAGATATGGGCATAACTGAGGCGTACGACGCCTGTCGACACACTGGTCGGTGATTTTTGTTCTGACATTATTGGTGTTTTAAAAGTTTGCTGTTTCTATGCTAGTCTTCGAAGCCATCATCGAAATCGCGTACAGCGGCTTCAAGGTTATTGAGTTCAGGACGTTTATCCGACGATGGCACCAAAACAGGTTTACCAGCGGGTTTGATGATAAGAGGACTGAGCAACTGTTCAAATTGTTTTTTACCCAGTTCACCCTGCAGTGCGGTAATACCCAACAGCTCCAACGGTTTGAAGATTTGCGCATCAGTAAAGCCGTTATCCCGTAGCCTTTTTTCCACCGCCGCCTCATCAGCGTATTTACGGACGCTGCGTCCTTCGACAAGTTTATATCCTGGATAGCTTTTACCGGCAACCGCTTGTTGTAAGGCATGATCTTTTACAGCTTTCAACCATTTCTCTAATGCCTCCGCGCGACCAAGTATATCTGCTATATCGGAGTCAGAAAGAAGATCGGATTCTCTTCGTTCGTACTCTTCAATCTCCAGGTTAAAGGCTGCGTTGGTTTTGCACACTGCGCGTGCGCGGCAGAACTGGCAATGTTTACCCGGTAAGAAATCTCCCTCGCCAGTGAAAGCAAGTGCAGCTTTGGGCCGCAGTTCTGTTTCTGCCCAAGCGAGTAGATCCGTTACCGATATTTCCCAAGAGGAAATATTTTGAATCCGAGGTTGGTAAATGGTCATGCGAACAACCTGTATATCGTAGAGGTGACCGAAAGCCTTCAGGCTACCAAGGGCATAGATCATCATCTGCTTGTTTTCCACAGCAGAAACGGGTACCCCTTTCCCATATTTCAAATCCGTGATATCGAGCGTATGGTCAGCAATGATATTAGCATCTGTGGTACCAAAACCCTCCTTGATAAAGTCCGTAAGATCGACTCGCTGTTCGAGAAGCAATTGTGCATCGGCGGTGTGCATCTTTGCTGCGGCAAACTTCTCCATGATGTAGGCAGCATAATCTTCACAGTAGGCCATCATCTCATTTTGATACAGCTTATCTGCTTTGATCAAAGCCAGTTGCTTATCGAATTTGGGAGGTGTCACCCAGTCATTATCTCGCCGGATCAGTAGTTCACCGAGCGTATGGGCAAGCGTCCCCTCGCGCGCTGCGAGGCCAGCCTGGTCCGGGAAAGTACTTTCCAGTCTTGCCGAGGGAGTGCAAGCTAGCCAACGCGAAGCGCCAGAGGGGGAAAGGATTGCATGTGCCATATTACAACCCTTTCAGTTCGTTGAAAAAGGCGTTGTACTGCTCCTGCGGAAGCTTGGTAAGCGTATCGCAGTCATACTGTTTCAGCAAGTTTTTGACAGCAGGTCCTTTGCCGTGGCTCTGCGACAGGTCGGTCGCCAACTCGCGAATTTGCGTAAGGGTTACGACCTTGTCCGGTTCAGCGGCTTCAGTTGCTGTAGCAGGGGTAGTCACGACCGGCTTAACAGGCTTGTCCTTTTTATCAGTACTCGTTTTGCCGGTCAACAGGCCCACGAAAGTTTGAAGGGTTTGCAGCAGATCAGGTGCCGCGGAAATTGTTACGTTGATATTCATGATTGGTGTTTTTTGCAAATAGGTAGCGAGGCTTATTTCAGAAAAGCGTTGTACTCATCAATGAACGTTGTAGCCGCGTATTCAGCCTTTTCCTCCGTTTCGAAGCAAAGGCGGGAGCCGACGAACGAGTACTGGTGCCAGCCGACGGCGAAGTCGAAAGCACTATCTCTGAAGTAGAACCAGGGTTCCCACTTACCCTGATCCCCGTCGCTGAAGTCAGGAGTCCAGTCACCGTTGATGGCTTTGGCAACCAACTTCAGTTTTTCATAGGCTGCAGTGTCAGGATCCATGCCGTTGATCTTAGCCGCGAACTGTTCTTCAGTCACGCCGGTAGCGACGAATACATCGTCAAAGGTTTTGATGTTTGTGTAGTCCATGTTATTTGGGGTTTTGCCGGCGCATCTGACGCTCAGCGTGATAAATTGCGATAATTCCAACGGTCACGGCGATAACGACTGAAGCCGCGGCACTGTAGAAAAAACAAGCCAGTACTTTTTCCATGATGATCATTTTTTGAGATCTTTTTTCGCCCAGCGTTCAAACCATACACACAGTAGATAACCGATGAACAATACTGCCAGCAGTGTAAATACTCCGGTCATATCAGTTTGTTTTATCTCGTGGCCAAAAAGCATGGGTAGTTTCATTTGAATGATTTTTTAAGCCTCCACAACGTTTCCCGAATGAATGCCTTCTCCTCAATCGACCGGGATGTCGTCAGGCGATGGGCATACCAAGCAAGCTGAAAAGCAAGAAGCGTAGCAGGTGTGGGTAAAGCAATCACAGGGTACGATATTAACTGGTGTTTATAGGTCAGCAACGGCCAGGGATTATCTTACATTAAAGAAGACGCATCCAGCTTGCTGAGTAGGTGTTTTAACTTTAAGTGTTTTGTTTTCCAAAGGATGAACAGGGTTGACATACTCAATCACAGCGGTATCGCCGCGGCGAACTTTTACGCCGACAAAGTGTGTCTGATCACATCCTGGCTGCTGCGCAGAATAGACCAGGTTCCCCGCATATTCACCGTTGATGTATATGCGTACACGATCACCCTCTACTGAGGGACGGGAGCTGTAGACCCTTATCGGGTTCATCATGTCATCAGCGGGACGGAATTTTTCTTTTGAACAAGAGGCGAGGAAAAGGGCGGCAAATACCGCAAGGATTACTGTTCTCATTTTGTTTATGATTGTTGGTTGTTTGAATCGTTTTCCATCATGCCAATGATCGCGTCCACAAGCAAATCCCAAATAGGGTGATCATCTGGCAGCATTTCGTCATTCATGTCGCGACGGTTTCGTTTGTATCGAGTATTTCTTCCTGAGTCAACCCCGTTTCTTCGGCGATGATTTGCAGAGCCACGGTTGATGTTAGTGGGCCGTTATCTGCATTTGTCTTATACCAGCGAAGTATCGTAAATGGGTTCTTGTTCATTGCAAGACCAATCCGGTTAAATACCCTGTTCGATACCCAGCTATTTCCCCTTATTTGCCCAATCGCTGTATCACTCAGTTTCATAAATGCTATATTTGGTTGACGAATTTGTAAAGCAAATATATGAACAGTTCTGGAACGGTTCCAAGTTTTTCTGGAACTATTTTTAATTTCTTGATTACGATCAATTAAACAGCATAAGGAATGTCGTCTCTTGAAAAAGTGCAGGAATTGATAAGTGTTTACGGGCTATCCCCTATAGCAAAAGTTCTAGGAGTTACTGATAGAGGAGTAAAGTATTGGCTTCAGGAGAATCCTAAAAAGCCCTCAGCGGCTACTATGGCTCGGATCAATGAACTGTTCCAGAACCATAAGAAAGGAATAAACATATTTGATCGCCCAACAGAAGCGGATTCGGTGTTTGATTATAAAGAAAAATATATCGCAGCGTTGGAACGAGAGAATGCCAGGCTGCAGCGTGATCTGGATCTCAGTTTAGGCGAACTGCGGCATAATGTTTTACTTCAGCGCGCAGTAGCGGAGACAACTCAGGAGTTACTCGTCGAAGTCCTGGCAAAACAACGTAAGATGACGCAGGAAGAGCTTTCCTATACAGTAAGCACAATGAACGTCGAGAAATATCAGACACTGAAAGAAGAGGGCAATTTTGGCGTTGCGGGCAAGTGA